CCAAAATGCCGATGAAGGTCAGATTGTTGTGATAGGCATAATTACCCTGAGTTTGAGCAATCCACCTGACAAGGCGGTTATAGACGCCCGCCACAACCAGACAGGCGAGCAAACGAGCAAAGACTTTGTGCAAAACAGTTGTAATTTTTTTCATATTCCCTCTTTATCCAGGGCGTCATAAACCCCATCAAGAGCGTTATCTAAATGGCGCTGGGCCACTCTGAGATCATTCTAAGATAGACCGACGAACAGGCTATCATGGATACATGCACCCAATTCGACCACCGTGATCCGTTCTGATAATTCTGCCTGCCAGCAATTCCAGGCGGATAACTTTAGCGCTTCGGCTACGACCAGGCGCACTTTCGCCATGCGGGTGGCAATGTGGATGACCGTTCGGGTTTCCTCGTCTGTGCAGACTTCGAGTTCGTTACCCAGGATGACAAGGAGCCGTTCTTCTGCTTCCACGTCGTGTATGGCCCGGAGGTAGTAGTCTGGTTTTTGTTGGGAGATCAAGTTCATGCGTCCAACGTTGTATACAGGTTTCGTTTCCATGTCATTCCATCCCCGGGAGGTTGAATTCGTTCATGATGGGCTTTTCTTGCGCCGGTACATCCGTGAAATACTCGGACAATGTCACCTGGTCGAAGTCTTTGCGGTAGATGTCAATTTCGTCTGCGAGTTCGGTGAAGTCCATTTAGTTACCCTCGCAGGGACAATCCGGGTTGACCTTCTCGCTACCGTCCAGGTTATGGACCATGAGGACGGCCTTTTTTACGGGGCGCTTCGTGATTTTCAGATTGCCGCCCTCACTGGTGACTGTGACGGGAGTATCGTGATAGGCTCCGTGATCAGGAATGGAAGCGACCGCTTGAATGGATGCGCCTTCGGGAAGGCTGGTAAATACACCCTTCCAGCCTCGGATAATATTGCGCAGGGCCTCGCTGGCGGAAATGATTTTCCCTTCCGGATTGATGCGCTGGCCTTCAACAACATCGATGTCCTCTACGGCGAGGACATAGGATACTGTTTTGAGATCTGACATTTATTTACCTCCTGGAACTTAATTATCTTATTGGAACTATGGTTCCATTGTACTGCTATAATATCCAAATGTCAATAGTTTATTGAGATATTGATTAAGATTGCTTATAATAAATTTATGGATATCAAAGAGCGTTTCAAGAAGTGGATAAACGAAAAATACGACGCCTGGCCAACGTGAAGAACGTCTATCCTCATCGCTTTCGGCATACCTTCGCTGTGGAATTCTTGCGTGGGGGGAGGCGATGTATTTACGCTTCAGCGCTTTTTAGGGCATAGCACACTGGAGATGGTACGACATTATTTGACCCTGGCGGATTCGGATAGCGAAGATGCACACAAGAGAGCAAGTCCGGCAGATCGGTGGAAGTTGTAATACTCGTAGTTATTCCGTAGTTATTCCATACACCCCGTCACTTTGGCGGGGTTTTTATTTCGTTTCTATCGTTGACATCGTTCTAAACGTTATTTTTGTTGTAAAATGTGAGTGGACATTTGGAGAACTATGGCGCTCAATAATCGACAAAGAGTTTTTATAAGTGAGTATTTGAAGGACTTTAATGCAACCCGGGCGGCGAAGGCTTCCGGCTATTCCGAGAAGACGGCGTATTCCATCGGTCAGCGTTTGTTGAAGAATGTTGAAATCAAGCAGGCGATAGACGCCGAGATCGACGCCAGAACAATGGGCAAGAGTGAGATACTAACTCGCCTGACCGACTTCGGACGGGGCGACATGGCCGAGCTTATGGATATACACTCGACCGGCTACAATCTCAAGTTGATGATCAAGGACGATGATGGTAACTTGATTGTCAACCCCAAAACAAAACTGATACGCAAGATAAAACAAAAAGTAACTACTCACATTGGCAAGAAAGACGATGACGATGATGTCGAGGTTATCGAAACTGACTTTGAGTTATACAGCGCCCTGGAAGCAACCGAATTTATGGCTAAATTGCGCGGCCTTATAACCGAAAATGTCGATGTAACCACAAAGGGCGAAAAGGTAGCAAACGCAGATGATCGAAACGATCGAGCCTTATCTACTCTCGCTGATGCCCTCAGAGAAATCTTACTTGAAAAGAGTTCAGGACAGGACAGCGCCCTGGACCCCCCAAAGTAAGAAGCAGTGGCTGGCCTTCTTATCGGAGGCCGATGAACTGTTTTTTGGTGGCGCAGCCGGCGGTGGTAAAAGCGATTTGATTATCGGTTTAGCTATTTCATCTCACCAGCACAGCGCCATCTTTCGCCGCACTTATCCCAACCTGACGGAAATCATGCGGCGGGCACGCCAGATCATCGGCGACCTGGCCAAAGAAAACAAGTCCGAAAAGATATGGACCTTCCCGGATGGGCGCACTTTGGAATTTGGAGCCGTGCAATACGAGGACGATAAGTCGAACTGGCAGGGCAGGCCCCATGACCTGAAGGCCTTCGACGAGCTGCCCGAATTTTCGGAAAGCCAGTATGAATTCATTTGCGGCTGGAACCGCTCTGTTGACTCGGGCCAGCGTGTGCGTGTGGTTTCAACTGGTAACCCGCCCATGGACGAAAGTGGATCCTGGATTATTCGCCGCTGGGCCGCCTGGCTTGATCCTGATCACCCCCACCCCGCCAAAGACGGCGAGCTGCGTTATTACGCCACCATCGACGGTAAAGAAACTGAGTGCGAAAGTAAAGATCCCTTCGAGCACAACGGAGAAACGATCTATCCCAGGTCCCGTACCTTTATCAAGTCTCTCCTTTCCGATAATCCTTTTTATGCACACGACAGTCATTATATTTCTGTGCTCCAATCACTACCCGAGCCGATGCGCTCGCAGTTGTTGCACGGCGATTTTGCCGCCTCACAGATGCCCAATCCCTGGCAGGTCATTCCCTCCGAATGGGTCAGACTTGCACAAAGGCGGTGGGCAGAGCGAGAGAAACCAGAGACCCCCATCACGGCGGTGGGTATCGATCCTTCCCGGGGAGGTCACGATAAGACGGCGATGTCCGAGCGTTATGACAATTATTTTGACGAGCTGCACACCTGGCCCGGATATGAAGCCGTGGATGGTCCCACGGTCGCCGGCCTGGCGCAGCATGTCCTGCAAGAAAAGCAACCCGGTTATATCAACGTAGATGTGGTCGGTATCGGATCGTCTGTTTTTGATTCTCTCAAGGTGATGTATGAGGATGTTTGCGCCTTCAATGGCGCTGAAGGATCAGAATACCGGGATCGCAGCGGCAAACTCAAGATGCGTAATCGGCGGGCAGAAGCCTACTGGCAGATGCGGGACGCCCTTGATCCTGAGTTGGGCGACGACCTGGCCCTACCTCCAGGTAACGAATTACTGGCCGATCTGTGCGCCGCTCGCTACGAAGTGACGGCTTCCGGCGTGCTGATCGAAGAAAAAGAAAAAATAAAGGAGCGGATCGGGCGCAGCCCTGACATGGGCGAGGCTGTGATGATGTCAAACTTCTACGACAAAAACAGAGGCCCGTCCCTATCCGCCTGGACAGCCGCAATAAAAAAGCGGAATGAAGCACGAAAGCAAGGAGCAAAATAACATGGGAATTAGAAACGCAGTAGCAAACGCAGCCAAAGGATTTATGAGCGGGATCGTCGGAAATAATATATCAGTTGCGCCCGTCAGTCATGATATCAAGGTCATCAAGCCGGGAGATGTTCCCGGCGTAGATCGGTTTCCAAAACGCTATTCGGATACCTGGATGGGCCCCGGTCGTCCTATTCAATCGATGCAAGAAAAAAGGTTCGGAGCAATGCGAGACGCCGAACCAACCGAACCCCGGTCTTTCCAGTACACCCCCAACGTCAACAGCACAATGGTTCCCCGGGCAAGTTATAACCGCATGCTCTTTGCAGACCTATACATGTATGCGATGACAGTGCCCGAAATCCCCATGTGTATCGATCTGATTATCGACGAGATGAGCGCCTTTGATTTGACCATCAAGGACACCCGGGGCAACGTCGTTCAGAACAGCCCGTATCAGTGGATGATTGATTCTCCCGACGGCGCTAACTCCCATGACATTTGGTTATCTATTTTTATGCGCAACAAACTGATGTACGACGCCGCATGCTCTTATTTGCGCCGTAACATGAGCGGCAAGATCGTAGCCTCCAGGCCCGTGGATGGATCAACTATATTTGTCATCGTTGACGACAAGGGAAATCCACCCGAGCCCCCCGTGCCTGCTTTCCAGCAGTATATTTGGGGTACACCTCGCACGATGCACCCATCAGACGAAATGTGGTACAAGCCGTCCAAACGTGACACCCAATCCCCTTACGGCTTTACGGCCACCGAGAAATCCATTGAGGCCGTCATCCTGCTCAAGAACCTGTGGGGATACGAGGGAGCGAAATATATCACGGGCAACTTCCCGGAGATGTTTATGGCGATGCCTGAAAGTTACGGCAAGGGCGACAAGGCAGAAGCCATCCTTGAGTTTGAAGACCTGTACAACGATCGCATGGTTGGTAATCCAGAAGAACGCGCCGCCCGCATGCGTATGGTTCCGTTTGGCACGACGCTCCTGCTCACAAAAGAGATAACTTTCAATCAGGCCAGCTACGATGTCGCTGTCAACATTCTGCGCCAGAACTTTGGCATTGTGCAGTC